GTATGTCCAAGTATACAGAAGATGACCTAAGAAAATCTTTAATCGCATGGAAAAAATACGAAAAAGAAGCTACTAAGACTTCAAAAGATTTGAATAAAAATATCAGACAACAAACGCATGATGTTTTCCATAGTTTAATCTTTGAGGGTAAATCCATTAAAGATATATGGAAAAATCTATGGAAACAACTTGCCGAAGATGCGTTGAAGATGATATTCAAAATTCAAGATGGCAATGGTGGTCTTTTTCAAAATATCTTGCGTAGAGTGGATAGCAGATATCAAAAAGGTATCAATGGCTTAGATGGTAAAAACATTGGTGGCATTGATAATGCTGATAACCAATTATTAATGGCTCAATCGACACGTAATCTTGATAAAAACTTTGAGACATTCTTGGCTAATACTGAGGGTGGTACAGCGTGGAAACAAGCGACATTTACCGATGCTGTTATCTATGGTAATATCCAAGGTGATAAATCAGATGTAGATATGCCTGAGAATACCACCGATAAAGATGGCAAACAAGATGTTTCGCAATACATCAACGCAGGCATGAAGTTGACTGGTGGTAATAACAAGTGGATGGGTACACTTGGTACAATTGCTGGTTTCGCAAAGCAGTTCGGTCTATTGAAATTTGCTGGCGGTGGTTCTGTTGACAAAGACCAATTGGTTCGTGTTGGTGAAGGTGATAAAAAAGAATGGATTATCCCAACCGAAGACAAAGCAAGAGGTCGTCAACTATTGAATCAAGCAGCAAAAGACTTGGGTGTTGGTATTACAAGTGGTATTGAACCAAAGTGGCAACACGAGGACACCAAAAACGGTGCTTTATCGGAACAAACCAAACGACAAGAACACTTGATGAATCAAATGGTTGCGAATACACAGGCAATGACAAAGGGTATGAACTATATGGCTAACGGTGGTTCTGGCACGAAAGAATCCATTGCACAACCTGTGTTTGTAAAACAAACGATTTCAGACCAAGATTTCCTTGCGAAGTACCAAAAATTGATTGCACTTGGGAAGTTAAAACAATCTTAAAATATCGTTACAAAATTAAAATGTTTTTTACTATATGTAGAGGGGTTTTTACCCCTCTCTTATTATGTATGGAGGTCATATGGAAGACATTACAAAATATCTTGGCTTGAAATATGGCTTTGATAAATCACAGGGTCAATACCATTGTGTTGATGTATGTCGCATGTGGTATAAAGACCATGGATATAAACATTGTTTTGATGACGGTAAAACAGACCCAGTCAGTTGTGAAGATTTTCATAAGAATCATCAGACACGCCTATTGCGATATTTACTGAGGTATTTTGATAAAATACGGAACGTAGATGATTTAAAACAGGATGACATTGTTTTGTTTAATGTCGATGGCGACTTACATACTGGAGTCTACTTGCAGAATGGACAAATACTTGCGATGCAAGTTCCATGTGTCACCAACAAGTCTTTATCTGCCGTATTTAAACGCAGTTATTGGCAACCATTGTTTTTCTGTGGTTTTCGCCAGCGTATAGCGAGGAATAATACATAATGGCACAATTACCGAAATTCCCTTTACCTTATATATTTGAGGTCGAAAAGGGATTAAAATTTGCCACTCAAGAAGTTGTCTTCACAAGTGGTAAAAAACAAATACGACAAAATGCGTTAAATCCACAGAGAACATGGTCTATTAGCCTGCGTGGAACTGTGGAACAACAAAAGATATTTGAGCAATTTTGTGAAACCGTTGGTGGTAACACAAGAACATTTATATTTACCGATGAATTTAATCAAGACCAAATCTGTCGTTTTGCAACTAATGAGTTCAATCTTAAAGTGTTACGTGATTTTACCGTTGAGAATGGTACTCATGGTAATGCCATCGGTTTTACCGCAAGCGTACAGATTGAGAAAGTCTTATAGGTGACACATGATTAATTTACCTGTTGCTTTTAGAGAAGCACTGGAGGGCGGTTCTGTATTTGATATTGAGCTGTATGAAGTTCATATTCCTAATATGACTTTGTATTTATGCTCGTGCGATATAAATATTCAATTCAATGGACAACAATATCTGGCGTTGCCGATTAAACGTGGAGAAATCAATAAAACAGTTGATAATTCCATTGATTCATGCGAACTTGAAATTTCCAATGCTACCGATAAGTTTACTCAATTGCTATTTAAGGGTATTCCATTCACAGGTAGTCGCATTTTTATTTACAGAATACTGTATCCTGACTCATTAGCGAACCCAAAAATGATTAAACCTGTATTTATGGGGCGGATTGATTCACCTGAGTTAACGAATGATGGCATATTCAAGGTTGTGGTAACATCCGATGTTCCAAACGTGCGTGGCGGTCGTAGAACTCAATACACATGCACATCAACATTTGGCGACAGCAGTTGTCGTGCTGTGGTGAAGAAAACACAGTCAACGATTACAAATATACAACAATCGAATGATGGCTATGTGGTGTCTATTGACACACCCATTGAAGAAAAGGATTATATCAATGGAGTATTGATTGTCGAGGGTGAAGCACGAAAAATCGTTGGTATTCCAACTATTAGAACAATTAAACTGGAATATCCGTTGCTAACAGCAAAAGATATTCTTATGAATAAACAATGTACGGTACAAGCTGGGTGTGATAAAACACCATCTGATTGCAAAAGACATAACAATCAAAAGCGATACGCTGGATTCTTGTCTGTACCATTTGAATTTACAATTAGAACTTAATCAGCGAAACGAAGCGAGGTATTAATATATGGGTAAAGGCGGTGGCAAGGGCGGAAAAGGTCGCATTGGTAAGATTGTGGGTCTTGCAGCGGCTGCTGTCTTTGGTTTTGGTGGCGGAGCATGGGGATTCTTAAAAGGCGTATCCATGTTTAGCCGTGCCATGTATGGTCTATCCTTGGGTATGTCCATTGGTGGTCTATTCGATAAACAAAAGAACACAACACCAGAATCTACCTTCGACTCTAAAAACAACCAAGTCACATCAGAAGGCACAATTCCGATTATCTATGGACAATCTAAGGTTGGTGGTATCCAGACGTATCACCATATGGATGTCGATGGTCGTAAGCTGTTGAAACACGTATTAATTGGCGAAGGTGAAATCGAAGGATTCTACGGTGCTACTGCAAATGGTTATTTACTACCGATTAAAAGCGGTGGAAACATCAACAGAAAAGTACCTGTGTTTGGTATCCGAAACAATAAATGGAAAGATGCTAGTGTGCAGATATCAAGTGGTGTCGCACCATCAAAAGGCTTTAAAGGAATTTTCCATAAACCTTCTGAGTCTCAGCAATCAATTTATCAAGACGACCTTGACTATGGACAATTTAATAAATTTCCTAAGTTGGTATTGCATGCAAACGGTAGAGATGTATACATATTTTTAACCGAAGACAACACTAAGATTGAAGACAAGTACTCTCTTGCGTGTAATACATTTGGTAAAGTCTATCAGATTATCTTGGGAGACACCTATTTGTCTACATTACAAGAAGACGGTTGGGAACTTGTGAACCCTGTGGTTTGCCAAGATTCACCCAACAAGATTCAAACAACCGATATTATCTCTTGTTATCAAAACGATGTATTCTTTACGACAAATGGTGAGCAAGATGCCAAAGAAAGCTCTATTGAATTATACACAGGAAATGCTAATGCTGATGCTGTAAGTACATACTTGACTACAGGAGGTTATCCTAATGATGCGTATGTGATTGCAGACTTGCGTTATACCGATAAGATGGGTGCTGGTAATCCAACGATTACCGCCATAGTGCGAGGTCGCAAGGTATACGATTGGCGGACTAAGGAGACAAAATTCTCAAAGAATCCTGCTGTTTGTTTGTATGATTATTTAACAAATAATGTTTATGGTGCTGGTCAATATATCACGCCTGAAATGCTTGATATGGAGTCCTTTACTGATGTTGCTAACTATTGTGACGAAGTGATTACATATAATGACCCATATGGCGTTACCAAGAGCGAAAAACGATATGAATTAGACCTTGTGTTGAACGAGACAAAATCTCACTTAGAAAACATTCAGTCAATCTTGAATTCATTCCTTGGTTTTGTTGTGTTTTCAAACAATCAAATCAAACTAAGGTGTGAACGATTGGAAACACCTGTGTATGCATTTAATGATGACAACATCGTTGAAAACTCTTTATCTTACAAAGGTGCTTCGATTGAGCAATCCCCAAATAAATTCAATCTGACTTACGTTGAGCCAGCATTGGATTATACTGCGGTTAAATTAATTGTTGAAGATGCCACAAATCAACTACCACCACCAATTGGCATTGGTCGTCCTGTGGAACAAGACATCGAATTCAAGGGTGTCCGCAGACAAACCCAATGTTTAAGACTTGGGAAGATTGCACGAGATATTGTTCGATTGTGTCCAATTACTGTAACATTTAAGACTGGTCTTATGGCTTCTCATTTGGAAGCTGGCGATGTCGTTACGGTATCCAAAACATACATTGATGAAAACGGAGAGAAACAAACCTTATTTGAGAATCAACAAGCACGTATTGTTGAAATCAAAGAAGAAGATGGTACGTATGAAATCTCCGCTAAGCAGTACAATCCATCAATCTATGACGACACATTCGGTGCATCACTCAAGGTCTTTGCCCCCACAGGTGCTAATACGAAAGACATTCAATTGTTACCTGAGACTGTTAAATCCGTTGAGAACATCAAAGTTGAACAGGTGTATCGCCAACGAGTCAACGGTGTACCGACATATGATGTTGTACTATCGTTTACCGAGCCTGATGACGTCAACTACAATTATGCCATGGTATCCGTTCAGATTGAACATAATGGTGTACTTGGTGATTGGAAAGTCTATGGGGCAACTCATGGCGTAATGCCTGTGATTGGTCTTTACAGAAACGATAAAGTCAACTTCAGAATTATTCCTTATGATTCTAAAGACTTACCACATGAAGAATCCATGAGTACGTATACACACGTTGTCATACCAAAGATTGGCAATCCATCTGCACCAACGAATGTGAATATTCGATTTACAGATGTGGCAACCATTTCATGGAATCGTGTAACGACTGCGGATATAGACCGCTATGAGGTACGTTCTTCTGAATCCTTGACCGATAACAATCTATTATTGATGACATCCGAACCTAGCGGTGAGATTGATTTATCAAGAATCGGTCGTAGTGGTACTGTATGGGTCTATGCAGTCAACTCTGAGGACATCTATAGCTCACCAACCAAGTATGGATACAACTTACCAAAACCAACTGCTCCTACTGTAAGCATTAAAACTTTTATACAATCCTTTAGAGTCACATACGGTTCTATACCAAAGTCATGTACTGCGGTGATACGTATTGACAATCAAGATTATAAAACTAAAGATACGCTATTTGTTTATAACGAAAGTGCTGGTTTGTTTAATGTGTCGGTTGCCTTTGAAGATTACTTTGGTCTAGGGGAGTTCTCCCCACAACAAACGATTGAAATCAAGGCGACTATTCCGCAAGAGCTGATTGACAAAGAAGCCCTTGGACTTCAAGGAATGGAAAATAGAATCCGACAATTAGATGCTGATGTTGAATCTATTGCTGGAGCATGGACGCAAAAAGTTCAAGATTTAGAAAATAATATTCAAAGCCGTATCACACAACTTGAAAATGGGATTGACTTGCGTGTTGAGGAGAAAGTCGGTAAATTAGATGGTAATACTATATTGTCACGAATTAATTTATCAAGTGGTGGTGTACGCATTGATGGGAAACTATTGCATGTCACTGGTCAATCACAATTTGACGACAATATTATTACAAACAAGATGTTGCAAGCCAATGCTGTTACTGCGGACAAAATTAAGACTGATACATTGGCTGCCTTGAGTGCAAACCTTGGTGATGTCAGAAGCGGTACAATCACAAGTACAACCATTAAAAACGAAAGTGGTACATTTTCTGTTGACCCTAATGGTAATATCCGTGGTGCAAATATTGTGGCTTCCACCATTAGTGCTGACTCTATTTTTAACGCAGGTTTTAAAGTCAAGAATATTGACTATGCGGTTTTAACTGTGGCTCACGGTCAAGATTGTCCACCAATTGGGAACTATGGTGTAAACGAGTGTATATTTGTTCCGATTGGGTATAAAATGACAGAACACGGCATGAAAGCTAAAAGGCAAAGACGTGGTAACGATACATGGAACAGGCTTGCATCAAAAATAACTCATGAAAACTGCACGATTTATTTTCGCTCTCAAGAACCATGGGGTGTTGGAAATGGCGATAACCATCAAGCGGAGAGTAAGGTTGGATTAAATGGTCGTAAAGCAATTTGTCAAGAGTGGTGGCAACAAAGGGAATCTGATGGCGATGATGGTTATGAATACATGGAGTACTTAAATCTTGGTATATTATACGTTCTCGTCATTGGCAAGAAAGGTTAATACATATGTTCTATATATTTGATAACAACACAGGTTTATGCGTATGTTCTTCACCGATTACTGTATCAATCGAGGGAACAACCGCTATTGAAACTGATGAATTTTACAACATATGGGAGATACAGCTGGTGAACGGTCAGATTAAACCCTATGAGATTGAACAGCCTAAGATTAATCCTATAGAACCATCCAAGGATGGTTCTTCTCAGGCATTAATCTTCCGTATTAAACATGGGGATGCCGTTTTCACGGATGCATACCCAAGTTCTAAATACAAAGCCACGATTGTATCATTTCAAATGGCTGATGGTACATTTAACTCACCAAATGTGGGTGCTGTGGTTGAGAAACCAAAGAATCCGATGTTTATCGGTAGAAATTATTCTGTTGGTATTAACTCAAGTGGTATCGCTTATTGTCGAACTGATGATACCACCGCTGAGAATACAATATCTGGGTGGATTACCGTTGTCTTAACACGAAAGCAGGTGAACATATGAATGATTACGTCCGCAATGAAGATGAGTTTCTACATGTGGGTGCGAACTGGGAACGCATGTACACAATAGAAAATCGGACGTTGAACCCTCAGCACGCATCTGCGGTTTTCAAACTAAGGGATGGCAGAGATAATCTTTTGTGTGAAGCCGTATGTACAATACAACCAGAGGGTGTTCTTGTGCAGATACCATACGAAAAAACACAAGAGATTGACAAAAGAATCACTAAGGCAAAATACGACTTGTTTTTAAAAATGAATGAGAAGTCATATAAATTAATCATGGGTAACATACAGATTATTCATGATATTTCAATGCACTGATTATATTAATCACATTAAATTACTTATTTAATCACAGGAGAATAAATAATGGCTGACAACAATCCAGTAAAAGTGTCTATTATTGACCCAATTCAATTAAACGTAAATCTTCCTAATGTGAAGGGCGATGCTGGTAAAGACGGCGATAGTGCTTACTTGACTGCTGTTAAGAATGGTTTTGTTGGTACTGAACGTGAATGGCTTGAGTCTTTAAAGGCTAAGGTGGACACGACTGAAGCAACAAAGTTATTAAAACGTAAAAATATATATTTAGCTCATTATGGGGTCTCTGAAATTTTAGCAAAAACTATTGAGTTATTGGGAGATTCTGGTACAATACAACCAACTGCATTAACATTTGAGCAACCATTGGTTGGACAAAGATATATTCAATTTCATGGACAACCTCATTTTAAAGTTTCTATTGATGGTGGAGATAAACATGAGTTTACTACTGCGAGTCTTCGTGTAGAGATACCATCAGGTGCATCAAATAGTATTCGTGTAGATTACTTTAATTTACTAGATGAAAAAATCAGTTCAACTGTTATCTCACTAGTTAATAACGCTCAACAAGAAGACCTTGGTAACTTTATCAAAGATATTAATCTAAAAGAAACTCCATACATGAATGGAATATCTGCATTAAGTGGGGTAGCTAAAGTCTATGACAAAGGAGTTGTTATTACACCTAGCTCGATTACATTAAAAAGTATATATGGTGCTAAAAATGTACTAGTAGATTTGATTAATGAAGTTGTTAAATCAGATGTGTATGAAACTGTTAAAGTAGATTTAACTCTATTACAAAACAACACTACAGGATATATCGACTCTCAAATTAAAAACCTTTACAACTTATTATATAAAATGAAAACATTCATTTTAAAGGTAAATAAAGACCAAGTAGTGTCATTCCCTGACTCTCCAATGGAACAACCATCTGTAGGAAGTGCAAGAACATTAACATTTGAAGCAATTAGGCAAATTAAAGTCAAGATTAATGGCTCTCCTAGTGTACAAGCAAACCATGACTTGGTTTACACTTTTGACTCAGACACAATTGAATAACAACAAATGTTTTAACCATTGGGGTTTACTAAAGATAGACCCCAATGGTATTTTACTAGGGAGATACCAATGGAGTTATTGACAATGATTTCCTTGATTTGTGGCATACTTGTGTTTGTCGGTAGTTTCATCGGCTTTGTATTTAAAGTTATGATTATATCGCCTTTGAAAATCTCAATTGACAACTTAAGCACAACGATTGCCGCCATCCTCAAGGATATCGAAACAGGGCGTATAGACCGCTATAACATGTCTATCAAATTAAGTGGAATGGAAAGCGATATCAAACATATAAGTCAACGGATTGACACCTTGGAAGAGTACACACGGAGGTAATCAATGTTTCAACAACTTAAAGATTATTACAACCGTGTGAAAACAGCTCACGTGAAAATCCAATCGCTACAATTTGTAAAGTTTGTAATCACAACATCTTTCGTTCCAATATTTATGTACTTAGTCGTATGGCTATATGCGATATATGCTATGCACATTGGTCTCAACGTGAGTATTTTGCTTGCGTTGTTGACCGAATTACGCCAATTTGTGGCTGTTATATTCTCGACTCAAACTGTTGCTGGGGTGCTGGCGTACGGTGTTGCGTTGATTGATTCAGACGGAAACGGTGAGTCAGACGAACTCGATGCCAAAGCACACACGAAACAACCAATGGGGGCAGGTGATATAAAATGAGACAAATCGAAAAAGAAGAATTAATGCAGATGGCAACCAAAGCCGTTGGTCAAATCGACCGTATCTACTTGCATTGGTCTGCTGGCAGATACAACCAAAGTCATACCGACAGCTATCACATATGTATTGACGACCAAGGTCGTTGGTTTACCGATGTATACGAATTGACTGAACATCGAGACCATACATATATGCGAAACGGTCGTTCTATTGCTATTTGTATGAACGGTTGTTTTGATGCCACAGGTATTTACAATATGGGCACACAACCACCAACACAAGAACAAATCTATGCGATGTCATACATTATAGCACTATTGTGTGTACAAATGGGTATTCCGTTGGATATTCAACACGTAATGACACATGCAGAAGCTGCGGATAACAAAGATGGCATGGACTTGTGCTATCTTGACTATACTGGGTATCCAAACAATACTTACGGTCCAGATTCTACGTGTGAGCGTTGGGATTTATGGGTACTACATCAAGGCGACCCTGAGTGGTCTGGCGGAGAAAACATTCGTGGCAACGCACGATTTATCGCCAAGAACGAATGGGGGTATGATATCTAGTGAAGATTCGCATGAAAGAACCGTGCGTATGGAGAACCCTTGGTACTGTCTTTAGTGTCTGTCTAATGGGTTTATTCGTATGTGTCTATCTGTTGTTCAGTGGTATCCACGAGCATGAACAACAGTTACGACATACGGAACAACAACTGCATCAAACACAAATACAACTACAGATTACCAAACAAGAACGCACAATATTACAACAAAAGATTGACATGCTGGAGAATATTGAATACGAACGTGGTACATTAGAAACACCAACGGAGAACCGATGAATGACAAAATCAAATCATATGTATTCAACCATCAGAAAAGTTCTATTGTTATCTGTATTGGGATTATTCTTTTGTGTGCCATCGGTATATGGTACTTCATCAGAACCGACAGTCACATTGACACTACAGGAATACAACACGCTACAACAGAACTTCACAACGCTGGAGAATATAATCGACAATCAATTGAATACAATCAACGAGTTAGAGACTCAATTATCACTAGCGAAAGCATCAACCAGCGAGCAACAACAGATGTTGAACGAATTATTGAATCTACTCAAGGAACAGCGACAAGAATTGACCGAAGCCAAGAACTCGTTAGAGATGCAAAACAAAACGCTGTTGATGCAAAAAGAATCGTTGGCGAAAGCCGAAGCATACTTGAAAATGCAAGAGCGAGAAATCAAGAAGGCTCAACAAAGTCAACGGCGAGCACGACTGATTAATATCTTGTTGGGTGCAGGAGTTATCTATTTGGCATCAAGATGATTGGATGGTGGTCTATCTTATCTCTACAGCATACAGTAGTGGATGTATGCATATATCTTGATATTAAAAATGGGAGTATACCTTAATTGGTATACTCCCAAATTTTTGCGTTTATGGGGTATTTTGTTTTAATTCTAATGGTTTAACCTTGCGTATTGTGTCGCCATATACTTGAATGTAATATCCTTTGCCACACTCAAGCTCAACCAAATAATTCGACCACATGACATATCTATTGCCGTTATGGTCTAAAATATTTGCCATGGGTTTGCCTGCTTTGGTTGTTCGTCTTTCGAATTTACTACAGATGATTGCCTTGACGTCACGACCATTTGCCAAATTCGTGTTATATCCACTTAGAGGGTCTTCAAATGAACACCCAAGGTATTTATACCTAAGAGTACTTACAGGGGTCTTACAGGTCAAATTTGGGGATTCTATGAGTACTATGGAGTTATATTTATCAGTCCATTCTTGTATCTTATTTTCGATAGAAACCTTTTTCTTTTCCATAGACTGTTGCTCTTTTGGTGTTGCACTATCAAACTCTTGAGACATCAATTTCTCATGTTCCAATAACTTGGTTTTCCATTCGTCAATCTTCGCCAAAGCGTTCTTGCGGTCTCCATCATAAGACTTATACTCAGGGATTAATGCCATTAACCCCCTAGTATCTCCCAAGAAATCTAATGCACCACTACCGACCAATCCCTCAAGTTGAAGTTTTGTGTATTTACTAAAGATAGCATCAATGGTATACTCTTGTGGTTTTTCAATCTTGTTGATGCCACGGATATACGAAAGTCCTACTCGAATGGAATTCCCCTGTACTGTCCACTCACGTTTACTATGGCGTAAGTCAGGTGGTAAAATCTCGATGCCCTTTCGTTTAATCTCTTGAATATACGGAAGTATTTTCTCTTGATTGCCGTCTTCGGAGTTGATGGTTGCAACATAAAATTCCAACGGATAGTGAGCCTTTAGGTATGCCGTAATGTATGCCATGTATCCGTATGATTGACTGTGAGCCTGGTTAAATCCATAGCTTGCCGCTGCAACAATCATATCTAAAATCTGTTGTGCAACGTCTTTATCTGTGCCATTAGAAACCGCACGGTCAACAAATTCCGCTGTAATCTCTTGCATTAAATCGTGGTCTTTTTTACCAACCGCACGTCTTACTGTATCGGCTTCAGCCATTGAATACCCAGCAATAATCTGACATACACGCATAATCTGCTCTTGAAATATCATAAGACCATATGTATTTGATAAAGCATCTTTTAGTCGTTCGTCTAAATACTCAAACGGTTTACCTTGACGACGCTCAATGTATTCATCTAACATACCAGTTAAGATACACGCTGGTCTATATAAAGCCACCACAGAAATTAAATCCACAAAGTTGGTTGGAGCAATACTTTTGAGTGTCTTAACCATACCAAAGGATTTCATTTGAAACACACCTAGTGTATCACCCTGACGTAGTAGCTCAAGAGTTTCTTTATCATCCCAAGGCAACTTTGCCAAATCTAGTGTATCTTTAACACCAGCCATTTTAACACAATCGTCAATTACATCTAGGGTTCTCAAACCAAGTATATCTTCTTTTAAGAACCCCATAGACTCTAAATGTTTAAAATTGGTTGAAACAACAAAGGCATCTTCTTTTGTTTTAGAATCTTTTTGCATTTCTAAAGAACAATACTTTGTAATATCTTGATTAGAGACAATAACTGCTGATGCGTGTTTACCAAAACCAGTCATGATACCAACTAACCGTTTTGCTAGATTAAATAATTCATTATTTTTACCGTCATTAATGTGGTCTAGTTTCGCATGCTCTAAGGCATCATCATGGAAATCTTCATCATCATCAAAAGACACATTCTTTAGTTTTTTAGAATATTTGTCTGCAATCTCATGGTCTATCCCAAGACATCGTGCAGCTTCCTTGAGTGCACCACTTGCTTTCATATATGAGAATGTACGACATTGGTATACATATTTGTATTTTTCTTTTAGATACTCAATGACTTCCCCACGTCTTACTTGGGAGCAATCATTGTCAATCCTGTTTACCCTCTGTTTCCAGATATTTATTAAGGGAGTAGACTATCTCATCATCTTGTTAAAAACAAGAGCCTTGCACTTCCATTGGGGCAATACCCAATGTACTTCACTACTGTGAATAGTCGTTACACTTTATATGAAAACAACCAACTTTACGATACTTATGCATAGAACTTAGTGAGCCACCATAAACTTTATGGAAATATCTTGACGCTTCAAGACACGACTGAAAACTTTTTATTGGTGTATCACCGTTATATAATGTACACTCTCTAAAATTACGGACAGGCGACATTGTTTGGTAAGATTTATATAAATTTTCCTTTCTTGTTACCCATCTTAAATTAGAAACATGATTATTTTTAATATTATTATCTATGTGGTCTACTTCTGGCAAGTTATTCGGATTAGGAATAAAAGCCATTGAGACCAATCGGTGAACAGAAAATTGTTTAGTTATATTATTCTTGTTTAACCGAACATACATATATTTGCTTCTTGTTGTAGGTGCTTGAGAAATAAATCGTTTAGAATAATTACTGTAGATGCGACCATCTTCATATACGATATAATTTTCATATCCTTTAATTGGTTTTGATTTCATTATTACCTCTCTTTAGAGGTTGTTTTCATATCTTAGCACGGTATTATCTGCTATCTCGTGTTTATACACACTAGACCGTAGACTCTCTTACGAAGCGTATTCGCCTATGGATAAAGACTATAATTGTCATATAGCCAGTCTTATTTAACTTCTACCGTTAGCCGTCTATTGACGACACCGCTTTTGCCATAGCGTTCACAAGGTTCTCAGCTATGTGTCACCACACGCTCGGACATTAAAATCTATCCGCTGGAGAAATACGATTTGGATTTGCAAACCGTTCAAAATACAAGTTATTGGTAATAGCATCTAAGCCAACAATATCAAGTAAATACGCACATTGACATCCACCACAGCTTCCACGTCCGTAGCCAACTGGAATATCACGCTTGCGACACGCATCAAGAATATCTTTGGTAATCAACAAATAGTCCATATACCCAACTTGTTCCAAAATATCAATCTCGTGTAGCACACGCTCGTCTACCTGTTTTTTAAATTCAGGCGTGACTTTTCCGATAATCTTTTGTTTATACCCATCACGCAACGCCTGAAGGAACACAGGTTTGACATCTCCGTCTTTAACAAACTTAGGGTAAACGTCAAGATTAAAATCAATTTGTGTATTACATTGGTCGAATATCTTATTGGTATTTTTAACCATTGTTTCAACCATATCTACACCAAATTGTGGATACAGACGGTCAAACACTTGTGCTTCCGATTGGATAAAAAAGTCATTGCTTGCATAGTATTGGTCTTCGTCATCATCTTTAGAACGACCACGGAACGCTTTGTGCAATTCATAGTCCTCTTCATACACATAATGAGAATCACAAGCGGCAATCAATGGTACATCATATTTAACAGACATATCTGCCACCATTGCATTAAAACGCTTTTGGTCTTCATGTTGATACGTATGAATTTCAAAATACAAGTCGTCACCAAAGATATCTTTAAATTGTGGTATTAATGACTCACGGTTATCTCCTTTTAGCCATCCACCCATGCAAGCAGATGTACAGATTAATCCCTCTGAGTACTGCTTGATTAAATCCAAATCAATTCTTGACTTGTAATAATAATGTTTATGGGCTTCTGTTGTCAGCTTAAATAAATTCTCAAGACCTGTTTGGTTTTTCGCAAGAAACAGTATGTGAGAATATGACTTATCTTTAATTGATACATCATATGTATAATACAACTCTGAACCAAAGACCATCTTTAAGTCTGTCTGATGTTTCTTATTGTATTTCTGTAGATGAACATATGTATCAATCAAGCCTGAGCAACCATTGTGGTCTGTAAGTGCAAACCCTCGTTGACCCAATTCATGTACACGCTTGATGATGCCGTCTACAGAACTGATGGCATCTTTCATACCATAGTTTGAAAATTGCGAATGTAGATGCAAATGAATAAAGTTATCTGCCATATGTAGTCCTCCTGTTGAAAAATTATTTTATTCACTATTGACATTATACACCATATGACGTATAATTGCAAGTGAAGACAATTGGTTCTTCAAAAGTATTTTTCCAACGGAAGGAACAAAAGAATATGGCAAAAGTAGTAGACAAAATCGTTGATGTAATGACACCAGTCGGTGAATCTGTTTTTTGTAAAATCAATGGTATCGTTGATGATTACATGGGTCAAAACAAGTACACCATCACAATGACTCTTGGTGAAAAAGAAGCCAAAGCATTACAAAAACAATTGGTCAAAATTTGGGAGCAATCTGAAACCTTTAAAAGTCGCAATGAAGATGAAAAGGAAACAGACCGCCCTAAGATTCCAATTACTAAAAGTAAAGAGTATGGGTATCAACTCAAGGCATCTACCAAGACCGAATTCATTGATAAAAACGGTAATACTAAACAAAATGTGGTGTCCTTGGTTGACGGTCATAAGAAACCTTTGGATGCGAAGACACAAATTTGGAAAGGTTCTAAGGTTGCACTATGGATTGGTGCAAAACCATATGAAACTCCAACGATGTACGGTGTGTCTTTAAAACTCAAGGGAATCCAAGTGATTGAACTTGTGAACGGTGGTTCTGGTGGTGCGTTCGGTGGTTCTGCATCTGATGATGTACAATCTTTTGGCACATCTTCTATGGCTGAAGCATTTGATACAATGGAAGACCCAGACGCCATCCCATTCTAACACAAGATAATACCCTGGTCTACAACTGAATAAACCAAAATTTAACCCAAGTCAAACGGCTTGGGTATTTTGGCGTTCAAACAATTGTGTTGAAAATTTTGTTTAAAACTGTGATTTTTGCCCTTGACAAATTTACTGAAGTGTGATACCCTTTAAAACCTAAGTTTTAATACATAAGAATACCTATGAATGAATACCATGGACTTAATACTATGGTCTTAATCCCTAGGTTGCTAATACAATGGTTTCTAAAACCATAGTTGATAAAACCATGGTTGTTAAAGCGTATGTCTTAAAGCCTACGTTTTACTCTTTATGTTTTAAAACAGTAGTGGAATACTTGTTTGGTAACTTATGTATACTCACTACGTTCGTATAACATAAGTTACAACGAAAACCATGGAAATTGCTTCGCAATAATCGGCAAGCCGATTGTTTTTTTTATTCTTAGTCAGAGCAGAAATTCTTCCTTGACTTGGGTAATCTTGTATGATACAATAATAGCATACTTAACGAGAATACATGAAAGGAGACCAACCATGGCAACCGACTTTGAAAAACAAGAACCAAAGAAAAAAGCATGGACGCTTGCAATGATGTATTTTAAGAAGTGCACAACTCATGGTGCATTTAAGAACAATAAACCAACACCAGAGTTCTTTAAGGTTCGTTCATTCTTTACACAAATCGATGAGAACTCAATGTTAAAGTTGTACAAATACATGAATTCTATGGAACATGTAGACATGTCCTTGACTGAGTTATTTATTCATGCCAATGAACTAAATGCAAAACAATTTGCCAAAGCAAATACAAATACAACAGTCAGAGAACGATTACCGTTTGACTTAAATGGGTGGCTTGATAAAAATGCGTAGAGTCACACAGCTTGGGTTCTTAGTTGTAAATAAACCAAAACCTAAACCAAAACGAGAAATTCAACAGATAAATCTAAACAACTTCTTGAAAAGGCTCAAGGAACATCGTTTTGTTAATACTGTTGATACGACATCGCTTGAGGACATCCTGATTGCATTACCAAATATCACTGGTGTATATGGCGAAACGACATATCAAACTGTTGGGTCTCTACTTAGAATGGAAATCAAACGGATTAATCGTGCGTTGTTATCTATACAATGGAATACTAAAGATATTGGCTTTGGGTCATACAACCGTTCTAAGAACTCATGGATATTCTTGTTTGATTATGGCTGTAATAAGACTTATGTCTTTATCAATAAGAAAACATTCTTTGAAACAGAACTTGAAATATGGGAAAACTCAGATGTGAATTATTGGGGGTAATATGGACGTTTTAATTGAAATGCATTTACGAAAGTTTATTCAAGTACGAGCAGAAATCTTGCGTTTGATTGATAAGATAAAAGAATATGGATTCTACCAAGTAGCACCAGCAGAAAAGAATCTATTGGTATTTTGGGATAAAAACAATCGCTTGTATTGCGAAGACCAATATCCGTATAAGTTTGCTTTTGTTACAGATGATTGTATTGCAGATTTGACAGATATTAAAACATTTGTTGACTCCATTAGAACCCATATGATTCAATGGGGTATCAAGAATCCAACCATTGTTGACGACATTAACAAAACATATGATACACTAATGGGAATTATGTCAAATGTTGAAAACTCTTACAGTCCAACCGATGTGTATTATTTACAAAATCGAAATTCAGTATGGCGTAAGGGTATTACTTCTGACAGTCATTTTGTGACCCATGTCGATGAAATACCTGAGTATTTACCAATTACGGTTTATGGATATGATAACGAGTTTGTGGACTTAAGAACAGCAGTCAATCAAATGTATTTACTGAAATGTTGCTTTGACCAATCTATTGACTATCAGCTTAATGACAAATATAAACAGGAGGACTTATTAAATGAACACAATAGCGACACTACGGTATAAGATTGATTTACAAGAATTAGTCGAAGAATACACAGAGTTGTCTCGCAACGGTGGAGCAGTACCACGTGGGACATGTCCGATTTGTCATGGTGATAATCCAACCGAATTTTGCATTCTTGAGAACCGATACTATTGCCATCGCTGTGGTGCATCTGGTGATGCCATCAATTTTTATGCCGAAGTGGAAGGTCTACCGTTCTATCAAGCGGTTGAAGCCTTAGCAGAAAAATATGAGGTGTCTACAGATGACCCAACGTACCAAAAACAAAAGAGTATCGTTGGTCAAAACACCAAGACAGCACTCAAGTATCATAAAGCTGTTGATGCCGTTCGTGAGTACATGAATATCAAACGAGGTATTAATGATGAAACCTTAGAAGAATTCATGATTGGCTATGACTCAGGTGGTTTTTTGGGTGTTAAATCCTCTGGTATTGTAATTCCGATTCAAGATGCCTATGGTCGTATCGTTGGTTTTTCTAAGAGACGACTTGAAGAAACCAATGAACCAAAATATAAGAACACACGAGAAGACGATGTATTCATCAAACGACAGCTGTTGTTTAATTACCACAGAGCCATCAAGATGTTAAAACCAAATGGTGTACTGCATGTTGCCGAGGGTTATCTCGATGTAATGTCAGCACATCAACAAGGGATTCCATGTGTTGGATACTTGGGTGGACGACTCACGAAAGACCAAATTGTTTTACTGTGGGAATTACAAAAGCGATACAATGGTGATATTACCTTTGCATTGGCTGTGGATAATCCAGAATGTGATGCCACAGGTCGTAAAGCATTGTTGAAGACACGAGAGGACATCAATAAGTATGCCCCAGAGCTTAATGTTCGTGTTGTAATTTACCCAAAATAAATACTTGACACCACTATAGTATTGTGTTATAGTATAACCATAAAACAACGTATTTATTTAAACAGGAGGATTTTATGAAAATACAAGCATGTAAGGTTAAAAATTTATTTGGTTCTAATGATTATTGTGAAGGGAAAATGGCAAGTCATATTATTACCGTAGACAAAATTAATTATATACCTTTTGATTTTGTTCAAAGAACTGGTTTTATATATGACCTAGAAGATATCGAGGAAATAGATTACACGCCTGCTTTCAAATCAGGATTAGAGCCAATCAAAAATATCAAACGTACAACACTCGCTGTTTCTTATAAAAATATCTTTGGTAGTAATAATTATAATTCTGAATATGACCATCTCTCTTTTACAAAAGATGGCATTAAATATTTTTCTCTTGATGCCTTAAGAAAAACAACTCTAATGATTATGCCATGCGATTTACAGGAGGTAGATGTATGAAAACTAAGGTAGTATCTTATATAGATTTATTTGGCAACAATAATATTATTGCTTGTTGCGAAGACCAAGTGATTGTAAAAGATAATATAAAATATCTGACACTTGATACAATCGACTTAACGGGATTTGATTATTTAGATAGTTGGATACAGGAGATTGAAATCTAATGAATGTCCTAATAGCATGCGAAGAGTCTCAAACAGTCTGTAAAGCCTTTAGAGAACTTGGGTTTAATGCCTGCAGTTGCGACTTGGTGAAATGCTCTGGTGGTCATCCAGAGTGGCACATTATGGGTGATGCTTTACAGGTCATCAGGAACAACGGTGGTGTAACTCAAAATGGTGCACGAGTGTTTGTTGACAAATGGGATTTAATGATTGCTCATCCACCGTGTACATATCTCACCTCAAGTGGTGCAAAATGGTTTTACCACCCAGATGACAAAGGCTTGCCGATTGAAGACCGCAGACCACATCCCAAGTTTCCACATCGGAAACAAGACCAAAATGCTGGTGCGGAATTCTTTATGGCACTGTACAATTCTGATATTCCATATATCGCAGTAGAAAACCCTGTTGGTGTTATGTCAACACGTTTTCGCAAGCCAGACCAAATCGTTCAACCGTTTATGTTTGGCGACCAAGCACGTAAGACAACTTGTTTATGGCTTAAAGGATTACCACCTCTAAAGGCGACAGAACTTGTTTCTGAAGGCGAGACCCTTACGTTTAAAAGCGGCAAGCGTATGCAAAAGTGGATTTCTGATGCATTAACCAATACCAAGACTGCCGAAGAACGCAGGCGATTACGTTCAAAAACCTTTGATGGTATGGCACAAGCAATGGCAAAACAATGGGGAACTTTTGTATTAGCACAGGAGGAAAACAAATGAAAGATTTTGAGATTATCAAAGATTTGGTTTCTACAGAAGAATATTACCAATATTTAGACCATATGATTTTTCATTATGCAACAATGGAAGTTTCATTAGAACAAGCATTAGAATTAAAATCATATGTAGATGAATTGGTTGATACATTGGAAGAAAACAAAGTTTAAGTTGGTGTATTTTTTTATCAGGAGGGCAAATTATGAAATATAGAAACGGTAATGCCGTTGTTACACTTGATTTAAGAGATGGCACACGTGTGATTGAATACCCAGACAACGAACGCTTGACACTTGAGACACCACTCAATATTGACGTTCGAGTCTCCACACGTTGTCCATATGGTTACGACAGCACAACACAACATTCTACTTGTGAATTTTGCCATGAGTCTGCACTTGTAAATGGACATGAGTGTGATTACAACGCTTTAACTCAGGTTTTTACAGATGCCAGATTACCACGTGGTACGGAAATTGCCTTGGGTGTCAATGAGGTAACAGACTCTTTAGTCCAATTCGTTAAAAATCTATATGGTCTTGGTCTAGTTGTAAATATTACAATGAACGAGCGTTATATTAATGAATACGGCGATACAGGACTATTAAGATTAAAGCCATATATCTTTGGTCTTGGGATTTCTTATCGCTCCTTACAGGGGTGTTTATCGCTACCAGATTGGATTGCAGAATATCCACATACGGTTATTCACGTTATTAACGGTATTGATGATTTTACCGATGTTATGGAGCTTGGTGTGAAGTACCGTAAGTTATTAGTCTTAGGTGAAAAAGACTTTGGATTCAACCGTGGCAAAGTCGATTTGTCTACTAAAGAACATCAACAATGGAAAACCAATATTATGCAACTGACACAAATCTTTGATGTTGTTTCTTTCGACAACTTAGGGTTGCAACAATTGGATATCCGTGGTAAAATATCTGTAGAAGAATACAATGAATTTTACCAAGGTGAACATTCTATGTATATCAATGCGGTAGAACAATATTTTGCACCATCTAGTCGGACACGCAATAATATTAAATACTTTAGCGAAACCGCAATAAAGCCATATTTCCAATACTGCGAACAACAGGGGGTATCTCATGAGACTTATTAGACATAGTGTTTTCGAAACAAACAGCTCTTCTTGTCATTCAATGGCATATGTCGCAAGATTACAATTAAATGTACCACAGGAGACACAAACGATTACTCAGCAATTTGGTACTCTTGGTTTTACTCCAATGTTTAATGACCAATCTTGGGAAGTGCATTTTAAGAACTATATGTGGAAAGAACAAAAGTTATCATCACCACAAGATAAATTATGGTTTTTATTAATGGAAGTCTATAGTGAGTCTTTGCTTGATGAAGTGTTTGCTGATGAGTTCTATCTACATGTAAAACAATGGTTGCAAGACATTGGCATTTATCTGGAAGAAATTGGATATGATGAAAATGACTACATAGAAAATATACCAACCAACGGAATAGTAAAACAAGAGATGTTCAAAACACCACAAGATTTATATAAATACTTGTTTGATAATAATATTATCATTGATATCCGTCAATATGAAGTCGAAGCTGAGTACTGAGAATGAAAGGAAGGTAAAACAAATGAAATTAATACGTAATGGTGTATTTGAGACTAACTCCAGCTCTGCACATTCGTTGGCATACACAAATAAAGTCTTGCGTGATTATGAGTATAAAATCAATCCATCCGAATGTTTGAAAGATAGCCGTTTCCGTCTGACAGAAATGCCAGAAGAATATCGCTCGTATGCATATATGCCGTTATACTTTGATGATTACGGCTGGAGTGGTAAATGCTTAACATCTCCTGCCCAAAAACTGAGTTATTTGATGTCGTCCGTTTACCAGTATAAAACTTGGGGAGAAATGTATAGTGACCCATTCTTTAGACAAATTGTACAATGGTTGACTGAACTAGGTATTAAGCTTGAATATGAATACCTAGGTGATGACGAAAGAATTGACGGTTATGTAGACCATCAGTCTTATGACGTTGTGTGTAAACAGATGTTTAATTCTAAAGAAGATTTGCTTACGTATTTATTTAACGATGCAATTACTGTGTATATCGAAAATGATAACGATGATTTCCAAGAATGGGTTGAAGACCCAAGTGATACAATTGGTTATCAAGAAGCAATGTATTATGTTTGTTCTCGTGGTAAATGTGCTAAACGTAAATCTTGGGATGACAATACATGTGTTTATTCTGACTTGGTGTATTCTCATAATAATGACTACTTGGGTCAAGCAGTTATAAAGGCTTGTGATAAATCTAAATGGTTATATTCTGCAAGTACGTCTGATGTAAATGCAAATGACTGGATTATTCTTTGGGAGGTAAACAAATATGCTACTAGTAAGAAATAATGTGTTTGAAACCAATAGTTCCTCGGCTCATTCTTTGGCTTTTGGAACATCTAAAATTATCCGAGGTAATGACTATGGTACAGGCGAGGATGAAAACGACTTTAGTAATCCATTGTATCACTTGTATGAAATCCCAAGTTGCTATGAGGGGTGTACACTATATGAATGGCTTGGGGAATATGGCTTGGGTTATGACGTACTGTCTACACCACAAGAAAAATTCTCTTATTTAATCACAGGCATTTATGAGCGGAATGATGGCGTGGATATAAACAAAAGTATATTCTATACCGAAATTAAACATTGGCTAGAGGAGTTGGGTATTCAAGTGATTGAATCATCCGCAGATGAAGACGGCTATGTTGACCATGAGAGTACTTGGTTGGTAACACCTGATTTATTTAAAACCAAAGAAGACTTAATCACGTATCTGTTTAATGACAATATTGTGATTTACATTGAGAATGACCATGACGATTATCAAGAGTGGTACACAGGCGAAAGGTTAGAAGATTAATGAAAGATATATATATTGTCTATTCTTGCAGTGGTGAATGGGAAGATTATCACGAACATATTCAATATTTATGTTATGATGAACATTCTGCGGAATTACATTTGAAACAACTACGAGAAGAAGAAACCAAGTTTAAACAAGAGTATAAAACTGTGTCTAAACAAATGGAATATTTTGAAGATTATAACCTAGGAGATTTATGGTTAGATAAGGCTGAAGGCGTATATTTTGAAGACTACTTGGATGACCCTGAGCAGTACCCAAATGTCTTATCTCAGTTTACAATCCCTGAGCAAAAACGTTTGCTTGAATATGCACAGTTATATAAACGATGGGAACAACTCGGTGGATATCTGTATGATTACACAAGTTATTTTATCCGTCAGTATGCCATGAGCGATGACGGTCATATGACATATATCAACAGTAATTGGGGGTAACGTATGACATACGCAGAGATAACAAAAGATGTTTACGTTGGGCTTATTGTAAAAAGAGAATCTTGGAATAACATTAGAGTTCAATACATGGATTTATTCGATGGATTTGATAGTTTTGTAGATTTTGCCATGGTGTTATATGATGAAAACACTAGGGAATACATTGGTATTTATACACCAGAGCCACGAGACGAATTTGCAAACGATTGGGTGATTGTCGAATGAAATTAGAACACAAGATTGATAATCTATTGGGTAAGCATTATGATTTTATTACTATAGATGACCCCATAGACATGCATGCCATAGATATGTTACATGATTTACAACAAGGTATCTGTAGAAATATGACTCAAAGTGATATCACTAGAATATTAAACCTGATTGATGCATATGAACGCACACAAAAATGTCACATTGGTCTTAAAGAACCACAGTATTTACATGCTAATGGAGAGCCATATGTGTTATCTAGTGAGCTACAGTTTAAACCGTTGAATATGCCACAGGAGGAAGAATAGTGAATTTTATTGATAATTGTAAACAAGCGGTGTTCCAAACCATTGATTTTCCAATGAGCTTTTATTGTGGTAGTAAAGAACTAGACAAAGCTATTGATGATACCTATGAATCATTAAATGTTGTGTGGTTCTCAAAGACACTACAAAATCATAAAGCGTTGGTCATGTCTACAGCTGATAGATTTGACCATATCTACTGGGAAGTTACATACAATGGAGACACAAAAGAGTATTACGTTGACGAATACTCTAAAGTATCCAATAGTGTTTTGCAACTGGAAGATGTTGTCGATGAAACCATGTAAAGATTATAACGATTTATTAACAAGCGGATATAATATTGCATCTCTTGAGATTGAACCATTAGATATTACTTGTTTGAATGTCTTGCTGGAAGAGTACCCAAGACAAGAAGACCAATACAAAAAGGCTGCACGATTTTGTAAGTCAGTAAGTGACTCTATGGTTCTTGCTGATATTGCCACTATGTTGGCAAAACGATGGGAACGCCCCATCGAAGAAGTCAAAAGCTATCTCAATGTGTCAGCAACGAATGGTGAAGAACTTTGGGAAAAAGTCCATGGTTTTTCCGATTCGTTTGAAGACTTGAAGTCGTTCATTGGACAAGAGGGTGTGCCACTTGGGTTTCCCTCTTTAGACCTTGCTTTGGGTGGTGTCAAACGCCGTGAGATTGTATTACTTGGGGCATACACAAACCAAGGCAAGTCATTCTTTGCAGCCAAAGTTGCAGCACATCGGCTAATGGACTCAAGTGATAATATTTTGGTTTTTTCAATGGAAATGCCAAGGGGTCAATTCTTGGCTGAAATCATCAAGGAAATCTTGGGTGTCAACGATGATAAATTACTTGAGATGCTACAAACGGAGCATGGTGTTGAATTATACTCAAGAGTGTCATCTGTCTTAGACAAGCGTATTCGTATTGTGGATGAACCAAATAAAGATATTGATGATTTATTCAAGATTACCGCTGTATGTCAAGCCAATGATTTTCCTGTAGATTTTGTCGTGTTTGACCACTTTCATTTAATCCCAGAGGTTGATGATATTCCTGTGATGACACGTAATGCCAATAAGATGAAAGAATACGTTAAGCAATTCAATTTGGTTTTATTTATGCTTTGTCAGTTCAATGAAGACTCTCAGTCCAACTTTAGCAAAGACAAAAATAAGAAACCATATGAAGCCGTCTTGCGTAATATCAAGGGTGCAAACGCACTCAAGGCAATCGCAGATATTGTTCTTTTATTATGGCGACCGTATAAAACTGATACACAACTTGACTTTGATGAACGTCAGAAAATCAAAAATATTTCCTGCGTTAAAATTGGGAAATCTCGTAGACCAATCAAGGGATATGCTGACATATTCCAATTAAAATATAACGAAGAAACATCACATCTTGAAGAAGTAAATTTCTTTAATTAATTTGCAAATTTATACTTGACATTTTATCACGAACATGGTATTATAATAGTGTACTAAGAGTTAGAACTCTCTTGGTTCATAGCCCTCCTTTCTTAACATAGCCAGCGGAGTCACATCCGTTGGCACACATGGGTCGTTGTTGGATACAATCAAGGCACTTGAGCTTGGGTTCGATTCCCAAGAGACCCAATAGCATAAGCGGTGCTACCTACCGTGTCACAAGTGAGCGTTGCATGTAACGAGAAATCATGTCAGAGACAACTGTAAATCGTCAGACAAGACGTAAAAATCATGTAAGAATATAGAAAAATCTATATTTACTGCCGTCATTGTGAAGACGTTAAAACTCGCTTGAGCCTGTCAGGCTACAACAGGTACGCTATAGCATCTACCGCCGATGAGTATAGACGTATACGAACATAAGACACGTAGATTGCAATCTTTGCGTGGTCGAAAGATACAACAGGGATTGTATGGCGGTAGAATATCGAGAGATGGTGTAACGATAGCACAGTCATAACGTCTTGACAGGTATAGGTTTAACTCCTGTTCGCTCGACCATATTCTTGGGTAGTTCAAATAGCATCTGGCTATCATAGTCTTGCCCCAAGAGCCACATATCCTCATGATGAAACTGGCAAACATCTTTGGCTTAGAACCAAAGTCTTGTAGGTTCGAGTCCTACTGGGGATACCACATAGAGATATGGTGTAATGGTAACACAGCAGAATTTGACTCTGCAATCCTAGGTTCAATCCCTAGTATCTCTTCCATTAAATCCACTATGGGTCGCAACCACGGTGGTCGGTATTAGGGGTTTGCCGATAAGGGAAGAACGGACGCATGCTGTTTTTCTAACCCACCTACATGGATAGTTGGCAGAGTCTGGTTTATTGCGACAGTCTTGAAAACTGTTGAGCGGAAACGCTCCGTGGGTTCAAATCCTACACTATCCTCCATATGAAGAATTAGCTTAAAGGTAAAGCACTATGAGGGGTGCATACTGGTTCGACTCCAGTAACGTAACGGTTTACAACACCATGAGTAGTAGATATTGGTTCAACTCCAGTATTCTTCTCCAGAGCCAGATACATATGGTACGCCATTGTATCACCGAATGGGTTACTCAAGGGTTTCTCATTCGGATGGCATTATATGATTCCCTCCTGATGGTTGCATCTTATGTTTGTAACCATTCGTGTCACCATAGTTTAATTGGTAGAACCCCTATATGGGCGGTACAGGTTCGAGTCCTGTTGGTGGCTGCATGTAAAATCCATTGCAGTATATCGGACGTCATATACTAATGTGGTTATCGAGCTGTGGCGATATGAATTATTATGAGTCAGAACGTAAGCTGACACCACAGCAACAACATGACGGTGTTTCTCACAGGTTCACCCATAAACAAAACCTGTGATTTATTATCAAAAGACCACTTGAGTATTTTCCCTCCTTTCATGCTCAGGTGGTCTTTTTTTTGTTGACAAACACAGATAAATACTGTATAATATACATAGAATGGAAACACAGGGGGTGAATATGTGAAAGAAAATTCATTCGTGTGTCCTGATGGTGAGACCATATTGGTTAAAGACTGTATGAGCCAATGTCGGATGCAACAGCGATGTCTAGCGAAACCATTATTGGTAAACGCCAGTCGCCTCAGAGACCTGAATCGGACACACTTTAGTGTCACAGAAGTATTATCTCCGACATTATATATGTATCTAAAGGCTAACAATCCTGAGACAATCAATCCGTTTTCATCCATCGCTGCAACTGTGGGCACATCACTTCATGGAATACTTGAGAATTGCTTACCACAGAATTATGCTGGTGAGTTTCGATTGAATTACCAAGGTCTCACAGGTCAGATGGATTGTATTGACTTAGAGCATCACGTCTTATATGATTACAAAGTAGTCGGTGCATACAAGTGTGCGACCATGATGGGTGGACGACCATTGTGGAAACCCCATGTAATTACACGTGGTAAACGCAAGGGTGAAACCGAGATGAGACAACAATGGGTATACGATGGATTACATCATTACGGTGACTATTGTAAACAACAGAATTTATACAGAATATTGTTGAATAAACATGGTATTCCCATTAATGATATGTATTTACAAGTGATAATCAAAGAACCAATTAATACGATTAAGACTTTTAATCTGTCACAACAATGTTATTTGATACAACTACCAAAGATGAACGACCAACGTCTTCTTGACTATGCCTTATACAAAAAGGATGCTTTGGTAAATGCCATCGCAAACGACAAATTGCCAAAAGAATGTTCTGCAAAAGAACGATGGGTATCTAAGACATATCCATTGGGTAGAAAGTGTCAAGATTACTGCTCTGTTTCATACTGTTGTCCATATTATCAGAAGAAATTACAGGAATTACAGGAGAAGAAAAAGCGATGATTAATATCAAAACACAAGAGTTTATGACGACTACACGTTATGTGGTAACGTCAATCAAAAAACAATCACGAACTGCGTTCGTAAATGAAATCAAAGTCGGTGATGAATTCTATATCTGTACCAAGTTGCATGGTGAACGCACTCAAGCAGGGTATCTTGCTCCACGAGTTAGATTATATTTCCCTGACAAAAACAAATACACAAAATATACTACGCAAGAACGCATGCAACAAATCTTTGGTTTTAACTTTGATGCAGAACCTGTTAAGTTATTAAGCGAAAGAGAAGACGTATGATTTTAGTCGGACGAGCAGGCGTTGGCAAAGATACTGTGGCTGATTTATTGGTTGGTAACTTGCCGAAATATGCTTTTGCAGATGCCATTAAAGAAACAGTCCAAGTTATTCAAACCAATGGCGTTGATGCTGGTATGGAATACTTGGCAGACTTGAGCGGTCATACAACAGATGAAATCATTGGAATTTTACCTGTGGTGCAGACGATTGAAAAAACCGTCTTAGACGGCAAACAACGTAAGCATTTACAATCGCTTGGCAATGGTTTACGAGCAATGTTTAAAGACTTTTGGATTATTGTCTTGCGTAATAAAATCATTCGTGATAACCCAGATGGATACATTGTGACTGACTGTCGTTATCTGAACGAATTACAAATGTTACAAGAGCTGGATGTTGGTTTATCGTGTTACCGCAAGTCAATATTCATTAGTGCGAACAAAAAAGAACGTATTAAACGTATGAAACAACGTGACGGCTCTTGTGATACCACCAGACTCAATGATGTATCTGAGACATCTGTTGACGAACTCAAGGGGTATTGTGATTACAAAATCAATAATTCTAAGAGATATGCTGATTTGATTGTCGCTGTAGATAAAATCAATGGAGATATCTTGCGTGAAAGACAGGAGTCAGACAATGGTTAAAGAACTACATATGATTTCCATTATTGATTATCGGACAAATGAATTAAAGGCAGAAGTCAGACGACAAATGTTAGATTCCGAGTTATCAAAGGAGCAGGCTGTTAAGTTGATATCTAAGGCATATGATGATATTACAGATACCGTATGCCGATTGTATGACAGAGCAGAGGTTTAATTAATGAAATTAATTTATTCAGCAACAGTTTATGGTGAACCAGTACCACAAGGTAGACCACGGTTGTGTGGTCGAGGACGTTTCGTGAGAGCATATGACCCTCCGAAGTCCAAAGCATACAAACAGTTGATAAAAGACACAATCAAACATCCAAAAGAGGTGACAGATGTGCCACTACTGTTTGAACTTGATATTTATCGTAAAATACCTAAAAGTGGTTCATATAAATTAAGAACAGACATGAGAGATGGTCTTGTGTTGCCGACTAAAAAACCAGATGTTGATAACGTGTTGAAAGGCGTTATGGATGCACTCAGTGGTATTGTGTGGCATGATGATAACCAAGTGTGTGATGTCATCTGTCGTAAACGCTATAGTGATAATCCTCGGATTGAATTCAAGGTGTACGATATTACACCATAACAGGAGATTACATTTATGTTAGAACAAAAATTAATTAATACAGATGGTCTTAATAAACTTTGGGGCGAACACCTTGTGTGGTTCGATAGTGTTAAATACCATTTGATTTCTACCGAAGACCCACAATCGGAAGATGTTCGCAAGTATCATAAACATTGGGTTGTATTCTTGACAGGCAATGTCTATGAAGATATTTCTGAAATTCAACGACAAACATTCTTGACAAATGAAACATTGGATGAGTGCTTGTGTGACATCGGTATTGTAGAAGATGACTGTGGTATTGAACCAGAAGATATTGTCAAAAGAGCAACAGTTGATAAAAATGGCGATGTCTCTGAGGACTTATTTCTCAAGGAGCATCTCGCATTAAACAACGAAAATACTATTGCTGTATATGAGATTGCAGACGACAATCAAACGAAAACTGCGAAGATTGTCTCTGGTGCGATTGAACATGGATATACTTTAAAAGAAGCCATGATTTGGGCGATGCAACTTGGATATATGGCTCAAGACAAGATTGTTAAACAATTAGAAGACACAATTAGTGCGGTGGAATCATGGACTATCTAGTAATACTTGTAATATTAAAATACATATTAAACATTACATTCACCGTATGGTTTGCATATGTTATTTATGCGGCATTGCGTGAGTGGTACTATTGGTTTAAACATAAATAAGAACAGGAGATACACATATGATTAAAATTATGGATAAATTATTGGGCGTGACGATGTTGGCTGGTATGTTGTTATTCTTGGGTGTTCAACCCTCGCATGCATACCCAATACAAGCCAATGTATCAGCCTATGCAGAACATGGAACGATGGCAAACGGTGAGTGGACACACGAGGGTGCAATTGCAGCAGACGACTTACCATTTGGCACACACGTTATCATCAATGGTCGTGAATATGTTGTAAAAGACCGTTTTGGCGGTGGTTATTCTAATGCAATTGACATTTGGATGCCATCATATGATGATGCCATTGAATTCGGTCGTCAGTATTTGACTGTGGAAGTATTGTTATAACAAGAGGGGAATATGATAGAGGATACATTGAATGTAACACGAAAATCACAAGGATTTAATGTTGTTAATAAAAAAGTACGAGGATTTGAAGTTATTTCCAAAATGGAAACACCTGTGAAATTACCAACTAGAGGTTCTTCCCATAGTGCAGGCTATGATATTCGTGCAATGGATGATTATGTGATTCGCCCAAATCAATCTGTGTTGATTAAAACAGGCGTTAAAGCATATATGCCAAAAGATGAATATTTGGATTTGCGTGTGCGTTCTTCTTTGGGGATTAAACGCCAATTAATGCTTGCGACAGGTGCATCTGTTATCGATTCTGACTATTATAATAACCAAGACAACGAGGGTGAAATTATGGTCGTATTACATAACTATGGTTCTGTTACACAAAAGATTGATGCTGGCGAACGTATCGTTCAAGGTATCTTCACAAAATACTTCTTGGCAGATAACGATAATGTAACAACAAAACGTACAGGTGGCACAGGTTCTACAAATAAATAACAGGAGTTTAGACAATCCATGTATAAGCGATATATGTTTTTAGTGGATATGTTTAAGAATGGGGAGTTGTATCGTGTTTCAATCTATGGAAAACACAGGGAATTGATACAACAGTATTTATACAGTATTTCACCAGAGGTTATATTCTTGCGTGAAGACGAGGAAACAGAAAAACAACAAAAGAAACGCACCAAAAGCAAGTTTCGGTCGATTTATTATCACGGAGAAAACATCGGAACAATCGTACAATGCGAATTCCGTACTGACCGATGTCAATCCATTGGTGACAGGTCAAAAAAGTTGCCTGGTGTTGATGAAAGATATATGGTGGTCGAATGAATAAACTAATGAATTTCTTTTGTTCGAATGTTGACGAATTAGCCACAATACACGAGTTTGACAACCGCATGTCTTTCGAAGAGTTTAATCAAAACCGAATTTCAAAGAAGATAATTCGCAAGTTAAAGCGTTATAGGGAGTTCGATTATGAACGCTCACCAGAAGACATACTGATTGAACAAGAAGAATTGGCTGAAATGACATACGCATTTTTACAACTACAGAATAAACTGGGGTCAGCAAACATGAGTCGTTTATTAATGCGTTATGGACAAAAGATGAAAGTCAAAGATATTGCCATACAGTTTGGCGAATACAAGATGATGACCTCAAGACGTCTCAAGAAGGCGTACAAGATGGCTAAAGAAATCATTGAGCGATTAATTGACGAAGGTATTCTCGATAAAGAAGTCTTATATCAAGACGTGCGATACTATGAAGCAAAGACACCAACCATTAAAGTCAATTATCCATTTGACTCTGCACGAGAGACATTTAAACGCATGTATAAATACGCAGGCGAGCAGCGTCCGATGACAACTTGTAAAGCCATAGAATATCTCGATGAATCATTTGGAGATAATACTACTATTTGTAATTTCTGCGGAAACCAATGCTCTCGCAAGAAAACAATGGAGGAACGCATTTGAATATTGCTGAACAATCATTTAATTTAAACAAACTGGATGTACGTGTCACGGCAGACAGAGCATTTGTCGCTGACGTATCAGATATCCACGTTGGTAATATCTATCATAATCGAACAAAATTTGAAGACTTCTTATCCAAGGTAAAGTCGATTGATAATCTATACTTGATTATCGGTGGTGACTCAACAGATAATGCCACTACGTCATCCGCATCATCCGTGTTTGAACAATCAGAACACGGTGGAGACCAAGTGTTGACAGCATACAAATTGTTAGAGCCATTAAAAGACCGCATTTTGTTCTGCCGAAGTGGCAACCATGGATATGAACGAGCGTTAAAACACAATCGTTTAATTCCAGAACAGATGTTGGCTGAGTTACTCGGTGTACCGTTTTACCATGGCATGGCTTCGGTATTCTTTAATGTCAACAAAAATTTGTATGTTCTTGGTACTTGGCATAACTCTAAAAAGCCAGATAAAATGGAATGGCTGCATACCGATGTTACATTTTACGAGCATCTACATAATACAACTTATGAGCGTACACTCGTGGCAGAACCAAATCGTATCGCAAAATGTTGGTCTTTGATTGAGCATTACGATGTACAAACTGGTTCATTCCTTGGTTGGGGCGGTTATTCTGCTGACAAGGGATATCGTCCAAACGATAGTGGAACATCTGTGGTTGAATTCTCTGGTGAACGCAATAAAAAGTCAATTCGAGTTCACGACAGTATTGACCGTCTGTTGGAGCTAGAGGAATTGCGAAAGCGTGTATCGGATGGCAACAAGTAAGAAGACAACTAAACGTAAACGCAAGCCATCAATACCCAAGACCCCACTTGATGCAATACATAAGAAATGTCGTGAGTGTTGTTGTGGAACGCTTGAAGAGGTTCGTTTGTGTGAAATCACGGAATGTGCCTTATGGCATTACCGATTGGCGGAAGATTAATTTCTTCCGTCTTTTTTTTATTTGTTGTTGACATAAGTTATATTCCGTGGTATTCTATATGTAATTAATCTATTGTTTACTACAGGAGGAACATATGTTACAATCTAAATATTTAACACAAGATGGCATCACAGGATTTTTACGAATGATTTACGACCGAGGATATAACTTTGTGTTTCGTAACCCAGATGAATGTGAATACACCTTATCAAAGAAAGAGCCTGTGTTCCGTGGGAATACATTCTTGAGATGTGATGGTGACTATAAGTTTGCAAAAGATGACTTTTCTATTGATATTCTAAAAGACTTGCTAAAGGGTCGGAATTATATCAAAATTGATGAACACATTGATGTAGTCGATTGGTCTCAAGTTCCTGTTGACACCAAGGTGTTTGTACGCAATATAAAAGACGGCAAGGAATATTGTCGTTATTTTGCAGAGTATCAAAATAATAAAGTGTATACTTGGGATTATGGTGCAACCTCATGGAGTTCTAACGATACATCTTGTTGGAACTACGGAAGACTAGCAGAATAGAATAATACTTTTGGAGACATCTAGTGTGTCTCCCTTTTGTTTTCCCATAGATTTTTAAAATAAAGTATTGACACTATAATATTATCGTGTTATTATATAACCATAGATAAAACATATTTATTACAGGAGGAATTAATTATGGAATTAACACACGTAGAATCTTTCGTCTCTAGCGACTGGTTTGTAAAAACAGAAATATTGCCATCAAACTGGATACATACAGAACGGCAACAATGGTGGTTTTCATTCCCAAACGATTTATGTGCATCAGTACTGCGTGGGGCTACAACATATGGCGGTCGTCAAGGTTTGTTCGAGCTAGCAGTTATGTTTGGTGGTCGGTGTTATTATGATACTCCAGTTACAAGTGATGTCCTTGGGCATTTAAACGAAAGTGAAGTACTTGCAACGCTAGACCGCATCGCATCCCTTATGGAAAACGAAAACGGCGAATGGGTTTATGGCGATAAATAACAATTGGGGCGGTGGTCGCAAGATACCGCAAAAGCGTGAGTATTATTTGGAATATGGCGATGGTTTTGACGACATTTTAAACAAATGTAAATCCCTGTGTGGATGTCATAAGTGTGGTTCAAAGCCAATCCCAATTATTCAGCATCAGCGGTCAAAAGATGAACATTGGATATACTTATGTTGCCCCAAGCACCCAAAGAACCGAACATACATTAATTTGGATTATAATGCCATGTTTAAAGCATGGGAATTTTTACAACGAAAGCAGGACTGATTATGGATAGAGAATTAAAAGAGAAATTATTTATGTTTATCGACATAGCATCGGTATTGATTACCCTTGGGTCATTTATTCAAGTGTTTGTCTTTGGTAATCAAGATTGGTTTGGAGCAATGTTATTATGTCTAGCAATCTCTTGTTTCTTACCATTGTTTGATTAACAGGAGGTATATATGCGTTTTAGTCAAGCGTATGAGCAATTGTTACATGGTGCAGCTATCCGTAGATATCATTGGGGTACAAACCAATATCTACGCATAAAAAATCATCAGTTATATATGTATGCCAATGGTACTCAACAAAGGGTTGACTGCATCAAGGCTTCTGCCATTGTGGCAACCGATTGGCAACTATACGACGACACATATAAGCTAACACGAGTACCGCAAGACGATTTGCTACAGTATTTGCAACAGTTAAACGAGTCATTATAACACAGGAGGGTATATGAAAACATCAGTAAGAATCAATGGAGTAGTCATACAGGATTCTATTAAAAAGATTGAAGAATCTTCTGTATTGGTCGATAAGTTATTGGCGACATTCAATAATACAGCATTTACATCCGTTGAAGATGTTATGTTATATCTGTATAGACTTAAAGAAAATATGAGTACTAGACACCAGTGGAAACATAAAAAATTGCGTGGTTTATTACGACAACACCACATTCGTTTATGTGATTTATCAGAACGGACAGGAATTAATATTGCCACGTTGTCTCTTAAAATGAATGGTCGTAAAACATGGACTGAATCAGATAAGGATTCTATTTTGACCGCACTTGGGTTACAATACTCTAAGCAACTGGATAAAGAATTGTTTG